TCTACTAAAAACGCTTCTAGCGCAGGGCCAATTTCAATAAATACAGGTGTTACAGTTGTAATTAGTACTGGTTCAAATTGGGTCATAGTGTGAAAATTTGTTGTAAATGCAAAGAAAGTAAAGAAAAGATTTATTTTTACAAGGATAAAAATTCAAAAGATGGTTTTGACTATAGTTGCAAACTTTGTAGAAATAACTCTTTTCAAGAGTTTAAAAAGACTGATAGATATAAAATTAAGGTAAGAAAGCAAAAATGGAAAGAACAAAATATTGATATTAACTATGAAAAATATCAAGAAATGTTTAAAAACCAAGGTGGGAAGTGCGCTATTTGTGATGTAGACGGTAACCAGTTTGGAAAAGGAATGTGTGTAGACCATGACCACAAAACTGGCAAAATTCGTGGTTTATTATGTACTGATTGCAATATGGGAATTGGAAGCCTTAAAGATAGCATCCAAATCCTTAAAAAAGCAGTAAAATACTTGAAATTAAAGGAATAAATTATGGCAGGTGCGCTCACAATTTCGACATTAAAAGACAGTAGCGGTGTCTTAGCTACTCAGAATGGCATGACTGGTATTTGCAAGGCTTGGGTTAATTTTAACGGCACAGGCACTCCAGCCATTCGTGGTTCATTCAACGTGTCTAGCATTACAGATAACGGCACAGGTGATTACACAGTTAATTTTACAAATGCGATGCCTAACACTACTTATTCAGTAAGTGGCTCGGCAAATATGACTGACAATCCTGCAAGTGCTGATGCCGATGATGGGGTATCTTATGGCCCAATAGTTTATGCGACAACTAGCATTCGAGGTGTTGTGGCAAGAACAAATGCAGCGCAAGATGCAATTAATGTCAATGTTCAAGTATTTAGTTCATAAGGATAAATCATGGCTGGCACACTAACAATATCAACGCTATCAGACGGCACTAATAGCACTTCTTCTACTAACTGTATTCAAGGTTCTGCAAAGGCTTGGGTAAACTTTAATGGAGTTACAACCGTAACTATTCGTGCTTCTTTTAATGTTAGTTCTGTAACAAGAAATGGTACTGGCGATTACACAGTAAACTTTACTACTGCTTTTGCAGATGCAAATTACGCACCAAATATAAGTGCTTCTCCTGACTATGCAGCTTCTCCAACTTGTATAAATTTAAATGTGCAAAGTTCAGGATTGGCAGAAGTAGCACCAACAACATCTGCGTTTAGATTTCTTAACTCATACCCAACTACAGCAACTAGAGTTGATGCAAAGTACGCATCTGTTTCAGTATTCCGTTAATCAAAGGACTTTAAAATGCAAGTAATCATATTCTCAAACGACAACGGTGGTGTATCCACTACTATCCCTACTGGTGAAATCAGCATTGAAGCTGTATTAGCTAAAGACTGCCCTAAAGGTGCAATCATTGTTGAGGCTTCTTCATTGCCTACAGACAACGATTTCTACGATGCGTGGGAACTTGCTGACGGTAAAGTAACTGTTAGCCTAGCCAAAGCTACAGAACTTACCAAGAAGCGTCTAAGAGCAGAGCGTGAGCCTTTGTTGCAAGCACAAGATGTAGCCTTCCAAAGAGCGCAAGAATCAGGTGCAGACACTACAGCCATCGTTGCTGAAAAACAGCGTCTGCGTGATATTACTAACTTCTCTGCATCAACTTTAGAAGCCTTGCGTAGCCTTAAAGCTGGAGTGTAATCATGCCATTAGAACTAAACGGTACAAGCGGAGTATTAGACAATAGCGGTGCGTTTATTGCTGGTACTGCCGTTGCTTCTACAAGTGGTACAAGTATTGACTTTACTAGCATACCTACATGGGTTAAGCGTGTAACTATAATGTTAAGCGGTGTATCCACTAATGGTAGTTCAATTATTCAAGTTCAAATAGGTTCTGGTTCTGTTTCTACATCTTCTTATACCTGCAATGCTAGTTACGCTGGCGGTGCTGGCGCATTAGTAACTTTAACAACAGGATTTGCCTTAGATGTGTCTGGTACTGCATCTTCTTCAACTATTAGGTCAGGAGCATTGCAAATTAATTTAGTAGGCTCAAACACTTGGATTGGAAGCGGAAATATTAGTTCTGGTTCAGTAGGCTTAGTTTCTTTATCTTGCTCTGGCAATAGTCCAGCCTTGGGTGGTGCATTAGACCGAGTACGCATTACCACAGTAAACGGCACAGATACTTTTGATGCTGGTTCAGTAAACATTCTTTACGAGTAAATCATGAATAGAATCCAAATTGATGTTATTACTGGTGAGCGTGAAGTTGTTGAGTTAAACGCTGAAGAAGTAGCACAAGCACAAGCTATGTACGCCCAATGGCAAGCTGACGAAGCCAAGCGTAAGGCTGAATTGCCTGCTCAAATTGCTAAACAAATTGCCGATTTACAAGCGCAACTAGATGAATTGAAAGTCTAATATGAACTTTACATTTACATGGATACTAGACAAGTTTGGCTTTCAACCAAAGATTGAAACCTTTGAGTTTAAAAAGCCTGTTGCCAAGAAAGCAACTAAAGTAGCCGCCAAGAAAACTGTCCGTAAACCTACTAAAAAGTGAGCAGTTATGGCAGACCTAGACAAAGCAGTTGTTAAAGAAGCTATTAAAGAATGGCTTAATGAGAAAGTCACCCAGTTTGGCTGGTTTTCACTACGGACTATAGGTTATGCTTTTATTGCTTTGCTAGGTTATCTTTGGCTTAGTACACACGGCTTTGAAGTGCCAAAATGATACGCAGTAGGACAATGTGGTTCTCTTTTGCGTTAGTTGTATTTGGCGCATTAGAAGCTGGATTTCCCTACCTACAGTCGGTCATTGATGCTAAATACTATGGCGTTATTCTCGTTAGCATTGGTATTACTACTGCTATATTGCGCTTCATTACTACTGGGCCTCTAAAATGATAGATTACTGGAAACTTGCTGTAGCTGGCGTAGCTATTGTTTTTGCTTTTTCTACTGGTTGGTATGTCCGCAACTTAGATTACAAGGCATTTAAGCTAGAAGTCTTAAACACCGCCAAAGCCCAAGAAGCTCAAGTAGCATCAATTACTAAACAACAAGCCCTAGTAACGAAAGGTATTGAAAATGAATACGAAGCTAAACTTGCTGCTGTGCGCCAGTACTATAAGTCTACTAGCGTGTGGAACAACCCCAGTAGCGGTGGAGTGTCAGGCATTTCCTCAGCCCCCAGCACAGCTAATGTTATTGCCGCCTACAACGAAATTGCTGGACTCTGCGCTGAAACCACAGTCCAAACAATAGCTTTGCAGGATTGGATTAGGCAGCAGACAGACATCAAATGAACTCAGAGCAATTAGCCCAAAGGGTTACTTTAGTAGCTACTTACACCCTTACCTTTATTCTTTTAGCTATGGTTTTGGTCATGTTGATAGGTTTATTCCATGACAGGGTAGATAACAGCAAAGTATTTGAAATAGTAGGCCCAGCGTTTCAGACTATTGTTGGTGGCTTTATAGGTCTCATTACAGGCATCAAAATTGGTTCAAATGAATAATAATTTTCAAGAGTGCCTAGATTTGGTATTAAAGGCTGAAGGTGGCTGGGTAAATCATCCTAGCGACCCAGGTGGTGAAACAAACCTTGGCGTTACCAAGCGTGTCTGGGAAGAATATGTAGGTCATACTGTAGAAAGCCTTAAAAAGCTGACTAAAGAAGATGTAGCACCTTTATATGAATTGAAATACTGGAGGCCTTGTTATGGAGAAGTATTACCTAGGGGACTCGACTTTGTTGTCTTTTCAATGGGAGTTAACGCAGGGCCAGGTAGGAGCGTTAAGCTGCTTCAGTCATCTATTGGATGCGTACCTGACGGAGTTATTGGCCCTAAAACAAGAGGACTTATTTCCGATAGTAATAGTGCAACTCTTATCGCAAAATTCTCTGAATCTCGCAGGGAATACTACCGTTCATTAAAAAACTTCCCTATATTTGGCAAGGGCTGGCTTAACCGTGTAGACCACGAAGAAACCGAAGCCCTGCAAATGATTAAAAACGGCTAATAGTTAAGTAAAATCCGTACCCAAATACACCTACAAACGCTAATGCCACTACAAGCCCCCAAAACACTCCCTGTTCGCTTTTTGCAGGTCGTTGTATAGCTACATAGTAGTCAGGCTCTCCAAACGCCTCCTGAGTCGTTGTATAGGTTTTACCCATCATTCCATAGCTGCGTGTACTCATGGTTACTTCTCCCCCATTAACATTAACCGTTAAACTTCCGTCTTTTTCTTTTACTAGCATTTTTTTCCTGTTCAATATATTGGCGCAAAATACTAATAATCCCAGTTTCTACCAATATTCCAAGACCTTCTTTGTCAAAATGCACTAAAGCATCGGCTGAACCATCTTCATTTTCTTTGACTATTTCAATTTGAATATTCATTTTTACCCTAATCAAACAATGTGTCTTGGTTGTTTTTAGCCCTAATTGACTTTAAATAGTTTTTAAGGGCCTTGTCATCTTCTTTAAAGATTTTGTTAAACATGACTTTAGTAGGCATACGAACTGTGTAATCTTGAAATGTGCCATTTAATACATAAGAAGAAAACGCCCTGCAAGCCCATTCAAACTCTTTACAGTCTGATGCTTGGTCGCACTTATCACAGGGTGCTTCTCCCTCAAATACACGCCTTACATACTCGCTAATCAATTAAAAATCTTATAGCGTGGGTTACAAGTTACCTCTACAGGCACATCAGATGACACTCCGTTTATTTTGCGTTTTGCCGTAATAACTACTGGGCGTGTACCTGCTGATTCGCATTCGTTAATTCCAAGGATAACTTGACTTCTAGTCATGTGATAAGCCTGTTTGTCAGTTTCAAGACTAACATTTGGTGCTTCAAAAGAACTACAGGCAACCAAACCTAAAGGTGCTAATAAAAATAATTGTTTCATATATTCCCCTTTTAAAAAAAATATCAGGTCAAATTCTATGATGAGCGTTCGTCTGCGAGTACTTGTCTAACTAGTGTGATGACCTGATGTAGCTAATTTATTGGTAATTGTAAGTCTTTTATATAGGTGTTTACCCTATGTTTTGCATAAATACAACAGGGCTGTATTTGGCAGTTGCTAACTGTTAGGTGGAAAACCGCAAAAACCCTAACTTACTGCATCCTACATTGGCGGTTTAACGCCCTTAAATAAGGTGAGGCGGCAGGACTCCGTGATGTATGGTTGTGCAAAGGGGAAAGCACACCTACCGCCTCTTGATTAGTTTAAACCAGTTTTAAGTTTGTATATTTTTAATAAAGCCAAAAACATTTCGTATCCATCACGAATGTCTTGCTCGCTGTGTTCATAGATGGCAACTTCCCCAGTTACGCCATTTATATACACATTTGCACACCTAGCGGTAGGTGCTAACACCTCTCTATAGGCTGCAAGCTGTAGTGTATGCTCTAGATAGGGTGTTAAATCACCAGGGGATTTTTCTGTCGTCTTGAAGTCAATTACTACCCCACCAAAATCCCCTTTTGCTTTGCAATATAAATCGCACTTGCCGCCATAGCCTTCTTGGTTAACCAGACTCTGTTCTGCAATCCATAGCTGCGCCCCAAAATGAGCCGTTATAGCCTCATCTACCTTACGGACATAGGCAGGCATCTCTGGTAGGTATTCTTGGTTGTAGAAGCTCTCTATAAAGTCATGTATAAGAGTTCCCCTAGTCATAGCTTCTTGGGACTTTTTCTTAGACAACTCCAGCACTCGGCTAATGTAATCTTTTTCTTCTTCACCTTCTTGGCGTGGATTTTCCGCAGCAGCTTTAATGGCCTCTGTTTGAAGCCATGTATTTAGCCCATCTTTGGATAATTGCCCATTTATGGTGGACACAGACGGTACTAAAGTACCAGGCTCTGCTTTAGCGTCACGAAGCGTTACTGAGCGTTCTTTGCCGTTCTTGCCAAGTTTTTTATATCTTGGTGCGCCAGTTAAAGCGCAATACCAATGCTGACTCATATTTTCCCCTTTAAACTGCTTAATTCAATAATTCTAAAATTGCTTCCCTGTCTGTAGTGTTTACACAACAGTCGGCACAGACCTGTATTACATCACGAAGTACAGCAGCTAAGTCATTAACCTCAAATGCTATTAACTGCCTTTCTTCATCTACCCCAAAAGGCTCTGTAGAAATAATGGCTTTGTCGCCAATAACATCTTTGATATGACTTAGCATATTCATCTCCTAAAAAGGCAAATCAGAATCTACAATTTCGTCAGACCCTGCTGGCTTAAAACCTTTGACTTCTTTTTCTTTGCCAATAGATACGCTAAAGAATTTGCCTTTAGAGCCTTCCTTAACCCACGCAGATAGATAATGTTCACGGTTATTGACCATGATAGAGCCTGTATAGTCTGGGTGATTTTCGGTTGTTTTGCGGTCATTTTTGAATAGCGAACCGCTACCCTCTTTTGGTATGTAAGCCATTAGATTTCCTTTGCTTTTACTACTGGTTTAGGTGACGATGCGGCATTACCATCATCGTCTGCTTGTACTACTCCTACTACTGCTGCCAATGCGTACCTACGCATATAAGTTAAAGCCGACCCAGCGCCTTGTGCGTCAGCTTTAGTTACAGGCACAGACATTTCTTGACTAATCCATTCCCCAGAAGTGTGGGAAAGAATGGTTGTTAAAGACATGGACTTATCAAGGTCGGAATAAAGCCCAGGGAACTGCATAACACAGAGGCCGTTTTCAGCCAAAAGACTGCGACAAGCATCCCACACAGACTCCAAATCAGCATATTTACTTTTGAAAAAAGGATTAGCAGAGTCTTTAACAGCATAGGTTAGTTTCCCTTGTACGATTGATAGCGCTTTGGCTAGGCTTGCAATGCTTTCAGACTGTTGCATTTGCTCTCTCCTTTTTGCGGACTTCCCACAAAATTGCTTCTTGCGACATTAATTCATCATGTTTTTGTTGAAGCATGGCAATAGCATCTTCAAGAATGTCAATTTTTAAAACATAATTTGTAGATTCAAATTCGTCTGTATATTTAATTTTTGTTTCGTCAGATACAAGCCAACGGACATTAAAAGCATTAAGCATGGTTATTCCCCTTAAAAATTGAGCCAAAATCATCAAATACGCTTTGTAGCAATACATTGCGTTTGTTGTTTGGTTTGCCACAAGCAGCACGAATAACATCTATATCATCGGCTGATATATCTGTGCCGTACTCCATGTTGTCTAACGCTATTTCTAAGCGTTCTTCCATTTCCAGCATTAGTTGGTTTAATTCGCCCATTAAATTCCCCTTAAATGGCATAGCAAAATTGCTATATAAAGATATTAACATAGGAAAACTAAAAAAGCAAAGTCTATGCAAATAAACAACATTTAAGTTAAACTGCGTGAATGGATACAAAATTAAAACTAACAGATAGCGCCATTATTGACTTATTAGGTGGTACAGCAAAAGTAGCAAGAATGTGCAAAATAGATAACGCAGCCGTATCTAACTGGCGTGTGCGTGGTATTCCAGCCGATAAATATATGCTTTTGGGCGCTAGAATTGAAAAAGAAAGTCATGGTTTGGTAACTCGCCAAGACCTGTTTCCTACTAGCTTTTGGCTTATTTGGCCTGAGTTGCTAAAAAACAACACTTTTGGCAAACAGCATGAAATTGAGTAATGTCACCATTTGCGCCATTGATTCGGTGCAACCTGACAAAGCCCAAAAAGCTATAAACAGAAGTAAACGCAACATTCAATTTGGTGGTGAATTAATGATTGACCACATGAGCATTAATAGCCGCCAAGCGTACAGCAAATTTATCCTTCAAGAACTGCATAAATACATCCACACGGACTTTGTTTTGATTGTCCAATGGGATGGGTGGGTTATAGACTCAACAGCGTGGCAGCCTCAATTTTTAAACTACGATTACATAGGCGCTGTATGGCCTTGGCATCCTGAAGGACTTAGAGTTGGCAATGGAGGGTTTTCCCTAAGAAGTAAAAAGTTGTTGGAATTAACCAACACTCCTAAATTTGTTTACGACAATAAAAATGAAGATGATTTAATCTGTCATTTAAACCGTGATTACTTGGTTAGCAATGGAATAAAGTTTGCCCCAGAAGAATTAGCAAGGTATTTTTCTTACGAAAGGGAATTGTCAAATTTGCAAACCTTTGGTTTTCATGGGGATTTCCACATGAGTAAATACTTGTAGTAGAATCACCTTCCTATCTTGAGGCTCTAACGACATACCAGGGGATAGGATTTAAAGCGCTACTGGGGGTAATGGATGAAACAGCGCAATATCGGTGGCGAAACTAGTGCCGATTCCATGAACGACTGGTGGGTGATGCGATTCCTCAATGGAAGCATTTGAAGGCAACCTAGGTAGGCTAGGTTCGCTCAAACCTCTTGGAAGTGGTTTTAAAGCAACTAAGGATAAATACTAATAGACAGTTTTAAGACTATTGGGGCAAACTACAAATACTCAATAACGAGTAAACATTTAAGGGGATTTAAATGAAAGATTTTATATACGCTTGCTTGCTAGGTGCATTACTTGGCGCTATTTTTGCTTACGGCATTTGAATGTTTGATGAATTCTGGTCTTTATATCCACGAAAAATTGCTAAAGCAACTGCAAGAAAAGCCTGGGGCAGATTGTCCCCAGAGCAACAACTTATGGCTGCAAAAGCTATTGACGCACATTGCCAATACTGGCAAACAAAAGAAACCGAATTAGAATTTATTCCCCATTGCGCCACTTGGCTTAATCAAGAACGCTGGGAAGATGAATTAATTATTGAACCCAAGAAAGAAAAGATTGACAAAAAGTGGATGTTTTCTAACGAAGGTATTGAGGCTAAAGCAAAAGAACTTGGAGTGCTTGGTACTGGTTACGATTCTTACGACAGTCTTAAACGCAAATGTATGAACAAGTTAGGCATGAGTGCGCTGTAAGGCAACTTTGTATATACAGGCAAAAATGGGGTTTAAACAAGTTTAGACTTTACATTAGCAAATACAATTTTGACGAACAACTTTTGCGTGATTTTTATACGCAATATGAATTAGGAAACAGGGGAGAAAAGGGATGCTGGAAATTATTAAATGGACAGGGACAGTTCTCTGTTTAATTGGAATAGCGTTAACGAGTTTTAATATTTATCCAATAAACATTTATTTAGGCTTTATTGGGAGCGCTTTATGGGCCTATGCTGGCTATAAGCAAAAAGACTACGCATTGTTTTTAGTTGAATTTGTTGCTGTTGTCATGTACGCAATGGGGGTAATCTATGAAAGAATATGACCCAAATGATGCTATTGATTTTATTTTTAAAACAGCGCCTTTATACGCAAAAGCAAAAGGTGAACTTGCTCAATTCGAGGCGTTCAAACATAGCCTTAAAGCGATTGAAATGTCTAAATCTACGGCAACTTCTATTGGGGCAAAAGAAATGGATGCGTATAAGTCGCAGTCTTACCAAGAGTTATGTGAAGCCATTGGATTAGCTACAGAAGAAGCAGAAGCCCTTAGATGGAAATTAGAAGCCGCTAAAATGAGGTTTGAAGCCTGGCGCACCGAACAAGCAACTAACAGAAACATAGAAAGAATGACTAGATGACAGACTACTCTGAAAACTATTTGCGTATACAAAAGTTATTGCGCTGCTATCACAACGCTACGCTTAAAAAGCAATATGAAACAGCCACCAAGATAGCCCATGACCTAGCAGAAGAAACCATAAAGTTAGAGTTTGCTACTTATGACCAAGTGAGGAAAGAATGGCTGAGTTAATGCGTAACGCCAACGCAGCACACAAGGATTATGGTGATTTCAAAGGTATTATTGAATCAAATCCTAATTTTGTGCCATGCGATTTAGATGGTATTGCAGAGCGCAAAGGTTACTTTCTTGTAATGGAATGGAAGCGCCCAGGCGAAGAAGTTAGTTTAGGTCAGCAGCGTATGTTGCAAGCATTGGCTCAAACCCCTAAATTTTCAGTCATTATCATGGTGGGCGATACTGACAATGGTGTTAATCTAGACCATTATTGGCTGCTTGATAGTAAGGGTAAACCTTTTAAAAAAGGTAAAGACTTTGAAGAATTTAAGCAATTTTATAAACTTTGGTATGAATTGATTGATGACTAAAGATGAAAAGAAGCGCCTTAACCAGATTGCAGAACTCGGATGTATTTTATGCTCCGAAGTCCTTGGGTTTGAAGGCACTCCGTCAGAACTCCATCATGTACGCAGACATGGAAATGTTCGGTCTGCATCCCCTGTGCTTGGACTATGCCCTGAGCATCATAGGAACGGAAACGATAGTCTTCACCGATTGGGTGTCAATGGTTTTGAAAAAAAATGGGGAATATCCTGTGAGGAGTTGTTGGAACGACAAGATAAGAGGCTTGGAAAGGGAATTAAGTAATGACAACATTCACTACGGAAGACCGATTGAAGGCTGAGGTTACAGTTCTAGAGGGTCAAACCCCAATTCAGACGAGATACGGTGCGCTCTATTACGAAACTCCTTATCGTGGTGAGTCCACTTGTTTGTTTTGTGACGGCTCATGTGAATACATTCATGGCATAAAACACGAATTACCGTGTCAAGATGACCGCAACGAGCAGACGAAATAGTAACTGTATGCTCCCAATCATCACCTGTGTCATAGGTGTAACTACCCATAACGGCTGGGTCTTTATCTATAATAAATTCAACTTCTTCAGGTAAAGGCATATTCCACCTATCAAAAGGCTTCATACAATAAATTGCAGAATACAAATTACGAATAATGGCTGGAGTTAATTTCATACTTGGTGTATTTTGCCTCTAAATTCAACCTCATCCTCGCCCCAAACCCTAATCATTTCAGGCTGAAGCAATTTACTGCGCTCAAAGGAAAGCATTACAAAGCCGCTATTCCAATCTTTAGGTGTGTCTTCTGTATAGCTAAATTGTTGTCCATTAGGGTCAGCTAGTGTGCCTGTCTGCACTCCCCAGCGTGTGCCGTTGTAGTCATTAAAAGGTATAGCACTAAGTACATGGGTATGACCTGTAATCATATTGACCCCTGAATTGACAGCGTTGTTTCTGCCACCAGTCCAGCCACCTTTCCAACGGTGCTTAATGCAAGTGTCCTCATTTAACCAAACACTCCAACATGGCAGCCACATGGGGAAATAGTCTTTTAAGCTAGTACCAGGTATACCCTCAAAGGAAGGTAGGTTAGCCACAATATTAGCTTCTAAGCGTTGGTCATGATTTCCCATAGGAAAAAACAACTTAGCGCCCTTGGCTACGGCTTCAATTTCACCCAAGTAATGCTGACACGCTTCTAATTCTTCTTTCATTGTTGGCAGCTTATTCCAATCGGTGCGTGGAAAACGACTAATAGAAGCCCCATCTAGCGCATCGCCATTACAGACTACTGCTGTAGGCTTAAATTCTTTAATCATTTCTATAAGGGCTTTAAACGCTGTGGTAGTTTCGTCAGGCCAAAAGTGTGCGTCTGAAAAGACGATAACTCGCCCTTTTTCTATTTCCATACCTCTGCGTACATTGCCAGGGGTTTGCTGTATTTTCTTTACATAGGCAGGGTTGTGGCTATTAAATGTATCTAATTTGATACCATGTCTGCTTTCTAATGCCCTGCGCCTAGACATCACATTTCGAATAGCTATTTGGTTTACTCTGGCAAATTCGCTAGGACTGCCAATCTTATTCCAAGACTCAATCCATTCTTCATCAGTTAAATGATAACCAGCCATTCGATTCCCCTTATACTATAAGTTGACAAACACTAACATAGAATTATGTCTTATATTAAAAAAGTTGATAAAAATCAGAAGGATGTTGTTAAAGCGCTACGAGATTATGGCGCTGATGTTTTCCTTTTACATACAGTCGGTGGAGGAATCCCTGACCTTATGGTGTGCTACGAAGACCAAACTATTTTAATGGAAGTCAAGGATGGTGAGGATAAAAAGCTAACTCCCCAGCAAATAACCCTTTTTGCTAATTGGAGGGGTGGCCCTTTACATAGGGTAAATTGTGTGCAAGAGTCAATAGAAGTGCTAAAATTGTACGAACTTTGAAAGGTTTTTCATGAATGACAATGTAGCGATGTTTGCCGCCACTATGTTGCACAGCGCAACAAACACCCATTTCTTTCATTGGTCAACCGATTCTTTTTCAAAACACATGGCTCTTGGTGAGTATTACGATGGAATTGTGGAATTAGTAGATGCTTATGTAGAAGCCTATATGGGCGCATATGACAAGATTACTACCTTTCCAAGCGTATACCACCAGCCAAAAGACCCAATTAAATACTTGCAAAGCCTTCAGAAGTTCATAAAAGAAGCTAGGCAAGATTTGCCGCAAGACGAACAACTATGCAATTTGATAGATGCTATAGCTGATTTAGTAGATTCAACCACTTATAAACTACGCTTTCTTAAATAGGAGTACCTATGCCAACCTACAACCCTAAAGACATGGCTTATGTCTTACAAATGTCCAAGTCAAGTGGCAAGTACACTCCAGAAGAAATGGCTTT